ATACCAGACCCAACATTGTGTTTGACTTTGGTAGCTTATCTTTTGAAGAGCGGGCTGCATTACGGGAAAGCCTTCTCAGCAAGATTGCACCTCCATCCCTCGTCATTGAAGGCGAGGTAGAAGAATATGAATGAGAAGCTTGAGTTTCGGGCGGCTAACATTGAGCATGCCATTAAACAATACCCAGAAGAAGCTTTACGTGAGTTAGAGCGTTTGGATCACGAAGAGGACATGGTTTCCTTCGTGGAGAGCGCTTGGAAGTATATTGACCCCAATCCATACAAGTATGGCTGGCATCTTGAAGCCATTGCAGAGCATTTACAAGCGGTCACACGGGGCGAGATCCGCCGTTTGGTCATCAACGTGCCTCCACGCACCTCAAAGTCCTCTATGGTGTCCGTCTGTTTCCCTGCATGGACATGGGCGCAGTCTGAGTACGGCCCACTATCTGGCCCACACGTTCAGTTTTTGTTTGCGTCATACGCTCAATCGCTTTCCATCCGCGATAGCATCAAGACCCGCCGCCTGATTGAATCGCCTTTCTACCAGAACTATTGGGGTAGGAGCATGAAGATTGTGTCGGATCAGAACACCAAGGTTCGATTTGACAATGATAAAGGCGGCTATCGACTTGCTACGTCGGTTGACGGCGCACTGACCGGTGAAGGTGGTTCTATTATTGTGGTCGATGATCCGCACAACGCTAACGAGGTCGAATCAGATCTTGTCCGTCAGGGAACGCTGGATTGGTGGGACCAGTCCATGTCAACCCGTCTTAACGACCCAAAAACGGGCGCTTATATCGTTATTATGCAGCGTTTGCACGAATCTGATTTGACCGGCCACGTTTTATCCAAAGACCGGGGTGAGTGGACGCATCTTTGCTTGCCCATGCGCTACGAATCAGACCGCCAATGCATTACCAAATGGTTTGTAGACGATAGAACAGAAGGTGAACTTCTGGTTGAAGACCGTTTTGGAGAGGCGGAAGTAGCTTCTCTTGAAGCCGCTCTTGGCCCGTTTGCGGCGGCTGGACAGTTGCAGCAACGTCCCCGCCCAAAAGGTGGTGGTATTATTAAGCGTGATTGGTGGATCTTGTGGGATGAGGCTACTTCTGGCGCAGAAGGAATGCCAAAAACGGTATTTCCTCCGTTTGAATACGTCATTGCGTCGCTGGATACCGCTTATACCAGTAAGCAAGAGAACGATTATAGCGCACTGACTATCTGGGGCGTGTGGGCTGACAGAAACGGCAACCGCCGCATTATGCTTGTCTATGCGTGGCAGCAACGCCTAGAGTTTCCACTTTTGGTCAAACAAGTGCTTAAATCTTGCAATGATTTTAAAATTGACAAGCTTCTAATCGAATCCAAGGCGGCTGGTATTTCTGTTGCCCAAGAACTTAAAACCCACTTTGCCCGTGAAAGCTGGGGTATCCAGCTCATCGATCCGGGTCGCGGTGATAAAGTTGCTCGCGCCTATGCTATCCAACATTTGTTCTCAGAGGGAATGATTTACGCCCCCGACTTTGAATGGGCAGAAATGGTTATAAGTCAAACCGAAGCATTCCCTAAAGCCAAGCATGATGACTTAGTAGATAGTATGACACAAGCCTTGACACATCTTCGTCTTATTGGTTTTGCACAAAAACCTGTAGAAATAGTAGCGGAGAAGACTGAAGGTATGCTATACAAGTCAAGTCGTAATTCACAACTGTACCCGGTGTAAGCCATGCCATTAGCCCCCATGAACATGCGTCAAGTTCCCGTTTTGGGAAATCGGCCAGACGATTTTGATGCGTTTGATATGGATATGACGGCTGAAGGCGATGCTGAAGTTAAGGTTGATCCTAAGTCTCCATACGTTAAAGTTGAATTGCCAGATGGTTCTGTAACCATTTCCTTTGGTGGCCAACAAGCTCCTGACCATGAAGGTGAAGAAGATTTTCATGAAAATCTTGCGCTATACATTGATAATAGCACTTTAGGTCAAATTTCTGGCGAATTAAAACGTTTGATTGAGCAAGATAACGAATCTCGCCAAGAATTACTTCAGCAATACGTTATGGGCCTTGATCTGCTTGGCACTAAGATTGAATCGCCACGTAGCAATGCTACTGATGGTTCTACAGCCGTTGAAGGCCAAGCAACTGTTCGCCATCCATTGCTTTTGGAATCAATTGTGCGGTTCCAAGCCAATGCGCGTGGTGAGTTGTTGCCTTCTAGCGGACCAGTAAAGATTCGTAATGATGGTTTGGAAAGCGCTAATATCAGTGCTCAGGCTGAAGCTTTGGAGAAAGACTTCAACCATTACCTTACCGTGACAGCGTCTGAGTACTATCCTGACACGGAACGCATGTTTTTCGCGCTGGGCTTTGGCGGAACTACGTTTAAGAAGATTTACTACTGCCCAATCCGCCGTCGTCCGGTATCAGAGTTCGTTAGTATCCCAGAGATTATTGTTTCTAATGCTGAAACAACTGTAGCTACAGCGCAACGAATCACCCACGTCATTAAGATGCCGCCAAGCACACTTAAGCGGCTGCAATTGGTTGGTATGTACCGCAATGTGCCGTTGGCGCATGCAGAACCGCCTAAGAATAACGTAGTCGAAGAAAAGATTGAAAGCCTTCAGGGCATCATTCCGCGCAATATGACCAACACCGATAATTCTCCTCGTGAGATTTATGAATGCTATTGCGAGTTGGACATTCCGGGTTATGAGCATGAAGATGATGAGGGGCCAACGGGTCTTCAGCTTCCATATCGCGTAACGCTCGACAAGAGTTCATCTGAAATCTTGGAAATTCGTAGATGGTGGAAAGAAGATGATGATCAGTTCTTGCGTCGGCAAGTGTTCGTTGACTATATTTTCGTACCCGGCTTTGGCTTCTATGGTCTGGGTCTGCTTCATCTGGTGGGCAATACAACGATGGCGTTAACCGCTGGCTGGCGGTTGTGCATTGATAACGGAATGTTCGCTAACTTTCCGGGCTTCTTGTATGCAAAACAAGCCGGTCGGCAAAATACCAACGAATTCCGCGTCCCTCCGGGCGGCGGCATGCCTATCGATACAAATGGTGGGCCAATCCAATCGGCCATTATGCCATTGCCATACCGAAGCGTAGACGGCCAATTCCTTCAGCTGCTCCAATTAATCGAAACCAGCGGCCAGCGCATGGCTTCTACGACGGATACAAACGTCGGTGAGGGCAATGCTGAAGCTCCGGTAGGCACGACCATCGCATTGATTGAACAGGCCCAGAAGGTCATCTCTGCCGTTCACAAGCGCATGCATGCAGCCCAAGCTCGTGAATTCCAGTTGCTTGCAGAGTTGTTTAAAGAATGCCCAGAAGCATTTTGGGAAAACAACAAGTATCCATCTTATCAGTGGACATCGGAAACACTTGTTGCAGCATTGAACAACGTTAATCTTGTTCCTGTTGCTGACCCAAACACGCCTTCTCATGCTGTCCGCATTCAGAAAGCAATGGCAATCAAGCAACTTCAGCAGGGAAATCCAACGCTTTATGACGCTAAAAAGGTCGATGAGCGTGTTTTGACTATGATGGGTATTGAAGATGCGGGTGATTTATTCAACCCACCAGCACCTCCCGGACCTCCACCACCAGACCCAATGCTGATGATGGCGCAAGCGAAAATGATTGACTCGCAAGCAAAAATGGAAGAAGTTAAAGTAAAAGAAGCCCACGCTACTTTTGACGCTCAGAATGACGTGGCTGATAGAGAAAGCAAAGAACGTATTGCCATGTTGCAACTGGCGCGTGAAATTGCAGTTCATCCGGAGAGTGCTTCTACGGCAGAACAGTTTATTAAACCTAGAATTCAAGGGTTAGTAGAAAACCCCAATGTTTAATGCTGGACGCAGCAGGAGTCTAAAATGAGCGAACATAAAAAAGAAGCTAAAGCCGCATCAGCCGCAAAAATGCAGCGCATGGGCCTTAAGTTAGAAGATGGCAGCAAGTCTTTCACGGATGAGCGCGGCGGTTCCCCTTTTGAGGGTCTGAATAGCGGCAATGCTGGCCAATGGCCCATCACTCCATCGCGCTTTAAACGTGGTGGCAAGGTTGGTAAGCACGTCGGCGTAGACGGTGAAAAAGCCCACAAGAATCTTGGTAAGGCTTCCCGCGTTAAGAAAGCTGCTGGCGGGTCTAACATGCCTGTTCCAATGCCTCCTCGTCGGGATGATCCAGATTATAACCCATATCCTTACAAACTCACCAAAGCTCAGCAAGCTGCTTTGTATGCGCAGGAAAATCCAAATACTCCAAGCCGCATTGATAATGATTATGCAAGCGGCGGCATAATCGGTGCAACTCCAGCCCAGCGCAAAAAGATGATTGGGGCAATGGTCGCTCGTAAAAAAAGGGAAGGCATTTCTTCAACGCAGCCTAAAGGTTTTGGCGTTCCACGGGACATTAAAGCCCCGATTGGCGCACTTACACCTATGAAAAAAGGCGGTCGCGCTCATACGCATGAGGATGAAGCAAAAGATCGTGCATTGATTCGCAAAGAAGTAAAGCCATCTGCATTGAAACACCGCGCTGAAAAGTGCTGGGGTGGCGAAGCAAAGCGGTCAAAGAAGTTTGATGGCGGCGGTATTACCCCTGCAAATGCAATGATGCAGCGTCCGGGCATGATGCCTCCACGTCCTATGGGTGGCCCAGCAATGGCTGCTCCGGGCATGCAGCGTCCTATGCGTGCCACTGGTGGCCGCACTAAGGGCAAGACCAACGTCAACATTATCATCTCTCCGCAGTCTGGACAGCAGGGGCCACTTGGCGCTGGTGTTGGTATGGGCATGCCGCCTGTTCCCCCACAGATGCCTCCTATGCCTCCTCAGATGCCACCACAGAGCATGCCCCCTATGCCTCCCGGTGGCGCTCCCGGCGGAGCACCGCAGCTTCCTCCGCAGCTTATGGCAGCACTCGCTGCCCGTGGCGGCGCTGGTGGACCGCCTATGGGCCGCAAGACTGGCGGTCGCGTAGACAACAGAATGCCAAAATACCAAGAGAAGGATTATGGTTCCGGATCTGGTCTTGGTCGTTTGGAAAAACGTAAATGGCCTACAGCAGACGGAACTGAATAAGGAGTTCTATGGCTGGACTTGATTTGCTCCTGTACCGCAGATTGCAGGAGCGCATTGAAGAAGAAAAGCAAAACCATGAAGAGAGCATTCTACATGGTTTTGCAGCAAACTACGAGGAATACAAAAACCGTGTTGGGTATCTAAAAGGGCTATCCGACGCACTTATCTGGGCGAAAGAGACAATGGAAGACATTGTCGGCATTGATAGAAAAGCGAGATAACGATGAAGACTGCTACTATGAAAATGCTCCATGCGGTAAACCCCGCAGAGGAGTTAAGAGCTGCTGTTGGCGACCTTTCTAAGTTGAAAGTGTTCCACAACAATATCCTTTGCGCCGTATATAAACGGCCAGAGAAGACGGCCTCAGGCCTTTACCTATCAGATGGCATCCGCAAAGAAGACGAATATCAGGGCAAGGTAGTTCTTGTGCTGAAAAAAGGTCCTATTGCGTTCCATGATGACGACAGAACCTCATTCGCTGGGCAGGATATTGAAGAAGGCGAGTGGGTTGTTCTCCGTTCATCGGATGGTTGGAAATTGAACATTAACGGTGTGCTGTGTCACGTTATTCAAGACACGCAGATTAAAATGACGATTCCTGAACCAGACATGGCATTCTAAGGAGGTACAAATGTCAAATTTTGAAGCTGCAGATGTTACTGTAACCGTGCCAAATGTGCCTGAAGTGGCGGATTTTGATCTTGGCGGTGCAGTAAAAACACCAGAACCTGTTGTAGAAGCACCTAAAAAAGATGATGGTGTTGATCTTTTGCGCCGCCAGCTTAGCGAAAAGCAGCGTGAAGCCGACGAAAACCGCCGTCAACGCATTGAGGCGGAACAAAACGCTCATAAAGCGCAGCAAGATGTCAAAACATATCAAGTTCAAGCGCAGGACAATCAATTAACAGCCTTTGTTAATGCAATTGCCAGTTTTGAACGCGATGCAGAGATGCTTGAACGCGACTATGCAAACACTTTGGCGGAAGGTGATTATTCAAGGGCCGCCAAAATACAGCGCCAGATGGCTCAAACTGAATCACGTTTGATGCAATTGGCTCAAGGGCGCGAAGCTGTTGAAGAAAGATTGACATATGAACGTCAAATGCTTGAACAACAACGCCGCCAACCCGCTCCACGGATAGAACAACAGCAACTTGACCCAATTGAAGCACAAATTCAAGCGGTTCAAAGCCCAACATCACAATCTTGGTTACGTTCGCATCGTGATGTGCTTGCTGATCCGGTTAAAACGTCACTTATGACCGCTGCACACCACGAAAGTGTTGCAATGGGCATTCAACCTGACACTCCGGACTACTTTGCTCACATTGAAAACAAGGTTTACGGTGCTGATCAAGGTCAAACACCAGCTCCACAAGTACGTCAACGCCAAGCTATGTCGGCTGCACCTGTATCGCGGACCAATTCAGCGCAAACTTTCCGGTCTGGACAGCAAGTAACGATGACATTGAGCCCATCGGAACGTGAAACAGCCCGTGATTTAGACATGTCAGACGAGGAATACCTTGAAAACAAGCTATATTACAAACAAAAGAACATGTTGTGAGGATAGCTTATGTCAGGATTAGTTAAACGTGGCCCCGGACGGCCAGTAAGAACCCCGATTGTTGAAACATTGGAACAAAACATGAACAATACCGTTGAAGAAGCATCCCCAGAGTTAGGTGTAGCACCAGTTAACCGTGGATTACGTGAAGCTGCCCTTCGTGCAGAAGAACTTCGCACCCAAATGGAAGGTAATACTCTTGATCCGTCAATGTATGATGAGTTTTACATTGATCCGCGCATTATTCCGGAGGGTTGGGACTACAATTGGAAGCGCGAATCAATCTCTGGCATGACAGATGAGCAGCATATGATTGAAATGCGTTCAACTGGTTGGGAACCTGTTGATACACGCCGCCATAAGAGCATGATGCCTATTGGTCATAGCGGTGCAATTCGCAAAAAGGGCATGATTCTTATGGAACGTCCAAAAGAAATCACTTCTATGGCGCAGGACCGCGAATTGGCTACTGCCCGTGAGTTAGTAAACCAGAAAGAGAAGGCTCTTGGTCTTTCTCCAGCAGGAACCTTTGAGCGTGATCGTCGTCAGACAGGTATCAAGAAGTCTTACGAACCAATGAAGATTCCACGTCAGTAAAAAAAGGGGGCGAAAGCCCCCTTTATCTATTGTACTTGTTTTAATACAGTGCTATACGACAAAATATAACTCCATTACGCGCCGTAGTGGGCTTCCCCTCGTTGGATATCTGAAGACGCGCTGTCTGATGTTATCCTACCGAAAAGGAGCGACCTATGGCTAATACTACAGCGCCTAATGGTTTCGTACTTGCTGGTTTTCTGGACGGACGTACTGGTTCCCTTGGACAGTCGGCGTATCAGATTGCATCTGGTTATTCTTCAAACATCTTCTCTGGCGATCCTGTACAGCTTTCTGCTGGTTATATCATCGCTGGTGCTGGCGGCACTGCCGCAGTAGCTGGCGTTTTCGTCGGCTGTGAATACTACAATGCTTCGGTTAACAAAGTTACTTGGTCGCCATATTGGCCAGCAAGCACCACCGTTCCAACCGGCACTGTAATTACCGCTTATGTTATTGCAGACCCACAGGCCACGTTCAACGTGCAGTCTTCGGGCAGCGCTGCCGTTACTCAGGCTCAGACCAATAGCAACATTGATTATGCCGGTAACTCCCCAGCTTCGCCTGCCGCCTACCAGCTTCTTACTGGTCAGTCGACTGCTTACGCTAACCAAGCCAACATCAGCACGTCAACGACGTATGCTTTCCGTATCCTCTCGCTGATCACTGCTCCTCCGGGCGCAAACGGCACGGATACGACTTCTGCATACAATCGTATCATCGTTGCTTTCAATAACCAGACATTCCGCCTCACGGCTGGATCGTAATAGGAGTAAGTTCAAATGGCTATTAATCTCAGTCAGATTCGTGACCTTCTCCTCCCCGGCCTCCGTGGTGTAGAAGGTAAATATTCGCAGATTCCATCCCAGTACGACAAGGTGTTCGAAATCACCAAGTCGAACATGGCGTTGGAACGTACCGCTGAAATGCGTTACCTTGGTCTTGCTCAGTTGAAGCAAGAAGGTGGTAACACTCAGTTCGATAACGCCGCCGGTGAGCGTTATGTGTACAACCAAGAGCATAACGAAATTGCTCTTGGCTACGCCATCACCCGTAAGGCAATTGACGACAACCTCTACAAGGCCCAGTTCAAGCCAACTAACCTTGGTCTTACTGAGTCGTTCCATCAGACCAAAGAAATTTACGCTGCTAACGTGCTCAACACGGCTACCACGTACAATGCTTCTATCGGTGCTGACGGCGTGGCGCTCTGCTCCACCTCGCATCCTATCGATGGCGGTCTGACCATTGCTAACACCCCAACGGTTCAGGTTGATCTGAACGAAGCCACCTTGCTTAACGCAATGGTTTCGATTCGTCAGAACTTCCGTGATATTGCTGGCATCAAGATCTTCGCTCGCGGTCGCAAACTGATTGTTCCACCATCGTTGGAGCCAGTTGCTATCCGTCTCACGAAGACCCAGCTCCGTCCGGGTACTGCCGACAACGATACGAACGCGATCCTCTTTACCGGTGGCGGTCTGCCTGAAGGCTACATGGTTATGGACTTCTTGACCTCAAACTATGCTTGGTTCTTGCTAACCAACATTAAGGGTCTGGTCTACATGGAGCGTATTCCATTCGAAATGGACATGCAGGTCGACTTCACTACTGACAACTTGCTTGTCAAGGGTTACGAGCGTTACAGCCTTGGCTACTACAACTGGCGTTCGATCTACGGTTCATTCCCAACCTCGTAAGGAGTTAGACTATGTCTATTACAGCAAACTCCGGCCCATATATCGCGTTTGGTCAAAACACGATTGGGACAATAACCGACTACAATCCCGACCTTGGGCCGTCCCTCTTTTGGGGCGGCGTAGGCCGCATTGATCCACGCCCAAACTTTAACTACATCCCCGGCCAAGCCTCCGGTGCATTCACCGCTGGTTTTGGTACTTCGGACTGCCAAACGATTAGCTATGCTCCGTATGCATTAGGTTCTGCCGCTATTGCGGCGGCTGCTGCACCTACGGCCAACACAGCAATGACGTTGGTTTCAACAAACTCCACCAGCACTGGTGTTTCGGTTAATGCCTCATGCACTAACTACAACACTGGCGCAACGGTTACGGGCTTGTTGATGGTTGATGGTTTTGCATCCTTCACGGGTGTTATTGCCAGCAGCGTTCTGACAGTTTCGTCCCTCACGGGTGCGATTTCCATCGGAATGACCCTTTCTGGTACGGGCGTTAACACTGGAACAACCATTGTAAACCAGCTTACCGGCGCTCCCGGTGGCGTTGGCACTTACACGGTTCAGGGTGACGATACTGCGTCTTCCACGACGATGACGGCTCAGGCTACTGGAACAACTGCTCTCGCGCAGCCTTTCGGTGCGCCATCCACTATCTATTTGTGGAATCCACAGGCACTTGTTTCTCGTGCGGTTAGCATTGTTCCTGTATCCAACACAAGCACGGCACAAGTTATCTTTACTGTGTCTGGTTACGACATTTATGGCGTACCAATGACAGAAGCGATTACTGTTCCTACAAGCACAACAACTTCCACCACGACCAACGGCAAAAAAGCCTTTAAGTATATTGCTTCTGTAACGCCTAACGTTACAAACGCAATTACTTATAGCGTTGGCACGACCGACATTTATGGTTTCCCACTTCGTTCAGATTTCTTCAGTGATGTATCGATTAACTACAACGCTGCGGCAATTACGGCGAACACGGGATATGTTGCGGCAGTAACCACAAGTCCTGCTACATCGTCCACAGGTGACGTTCGCGGAACGTATGCGCTACAATCGGCGGCTGATGCTTCCAAGCGTCTTGCCATTCGTCAATTCATCCTACCAGCCAATATGGGTTCGTTCGCGGGTCTGTTTGGTGTCACACAAGCATAAGAGGTAAATTATGGCTAAACATCACGAAATGCATGGTGAACACCACGGTCATCACGCTCACCACGACGGCCACAGTGTTCATCACATGGTAAAGAAGCATTCGATGCATTCGGCTAAACACCGTGCGCATCACGCCAAGGGTGGTAAGGTTGAGGAAGGCGTCGTAGACGCTGATCCAGAGCCAACTGACGTGTACGCTGGCGAACATTCGCCTACTCACAAAGAAGCTGGCGAGAAGCATGCTTCGCGCAAGCGCGGCGGTCGTGCAGCTAAGATGCACATGAAGCATCTTGATGTGCATGGTCACCACGCTCATCACCGCCTTGATCGCCCTGCCCGTAAGTCGGGTGGTTCGGTCCACGGTGGTTCGGAAATGCGTCCGCTTTCTGCAGCCAACAAGGTTAAAACCCCTGCTGGCCGTATGGTGGAGTCGGGGGAGTCGTAAGCCGTCAGCATCATGCTGATGGCGGAGCGACGAAGTGGATTCAGGGTGCCATCAAGCATCCCGGCGCACTTCACCGGCAGCTTCACGTTCCTGAAGGGGAGAAAATCCCCTCCAAGAAGCTAGCTAAAGCGGCACATAGCGAGAACCCTACCCTCGCAAAGCGTGCTAGGTTGGCCCAGACGTTGAAGAAAATGCATTAATTTGAGGGGGGCTACGGCCCCCTTCTTTCTTCCGGAGGCTTAAATGACTGCTGCGTGGACAAGATCTGAAGGCAAATCACCTTCTGGCGGACTAAACGCCAAAGGACGGGCCTCATATCATTCGGAAACTGGCGGAACGTTGAAAGCCCCTACTAAAGATACTCATAACTCCCGCCATCAGTCATTCTGTGCGCGGATGGAGGGGGAAAGGTCAAAAATGACCAATATGAAAAACAAACATGACCCAGAGAGCCGGGTCAATAAAGCTTTGCGAAAGTGGGGTTGCTAATGGCTAAGACACCTTTTTGGGAACATCCTGCTGAAAAAGATGCTCATCACAAGCACCTTTCGGCTAAACAGAAATCAACAGCAAAAGCACATGCAAGGGCGGCTGGCCGTCCCTACCCAAATTTGGTAGACAACGCAGCAGTAGCACGTAAG